AGCGGCTACGGCAACGGCTACGGCTACGGCGGCGGCGGCGACGGCGACGGCTACGGCAGCGGCGACGGCGACGGCGACGGCGGCGGCAGCAGCGGCGACGGCTACGGCAACTAATAAGGAGAAAGACATGCTACAAAACCAAGCCATGATAGCAAATCTCAACATTCGCTCTTGGACAGCGCGCAAGCACGACCGCGCTGTCTCCAACGAAGTGGACGCTGCTCACAACGCACAGGAAGGTGGACGCTACAACAAGCTGCTGATCGATAAGTCAGCACTCGACCCGCTCACCAAGCATGCAGGGCGTGTACGGGAATATCACTATTCCCTCACCTTGCCATGGGGCGACAACGGCGACCGGCTACTACCAGCCAAGGCGTACATGGACTACACCGCAACTATGAGGAAACTAAAAGATGAATATGCGTCCTATGCTCGTACATTTGAGGCTTCCTACCCCCAACTCGTTGCCGATGCTCGGCAGCGCCTGGGCACCATGTACGATGCCAACGATTATCCCCCTATCAGCGACATACGCGACCGCTTTGATATCCGCGTGGCATTTCAACCAGTCCCTGACGCTAAGGACTTTCGCGTCGATGTGGGGGACGAAGCTCTAGCTGAGATCAAAGCGAGCATCAACGAAGCCGTAGCGGAACGTCAAGCCGGCGCAGTCAAAGAGTGCTGGGTACGGCTCAACGATGTAATCGGCAAGCTGTACACCATGATGATCAAGGACAAGCCAATCTTTCGTGACAGCATCATCGACAACGTGAAGGACTTGATCAGTATGCTGCCAAAGCTGAATATCACGAACGATCCTGCATTAAACGAAGTCTGCAAAAAGGTGTCCTTAGTCGTCAACTCAACTTCGCCACATTATCTACGCAAAAGCGCACGAATGCGCAACGACGTGGCGCTGGCTGCAGAAGGGGTGCTGCGTGAAATCGCCGATCATACTTGATGAATTTACCGATATGGACCCGACAAGAGACCCAGGCTACACAGCCATGAAGAATGCCCTCCATCGAATGCGCAATGGAACCGACCAATTTGCAACACAAGCGGCACAGATTCTGACGATGAACACCAGCCAACGGAAAGCCTTCTATCGGCGCATGAAGAACGGCATGAATACCCCATTCATCAACGAGGTGCGGATGCAGACATTGGTGATGCGGCTAGGAGGATGAGATGGATACCCTCTTTAAACTAACCCGTCGTCTATTGGGGCTAGACGACGGGATATTAATGACGTTGGATGGCGACGGCTACGGCAGCTACCACGGCAACGGCAGCGGCTACGGCGTCAGCGGCTACGGCGACGGCGGCGGCAGCGGCGGCGGCGTAGGCGGCGACGGCAACAACGGCTACGGCGACGGCGACGGCCATGGTAGAGGTTACGACAATTAAGGAGCAAGAAATGGCCAAAACGGAATTACCGAAGACCCACTACTACGATATGGCACTTACCCTACTCGCACTGGAAAACAAGAAATGGATATCGAACAAAAATACATATAACCACTGGGACCCCGAAACGCGGCTCTGGTGGATCAAGCGAGTAGAGGAAGAAGCCGCTAAAGGCTTGCCAATGGCAACTGAATTGGTTGCCAAGGCATTGATGATAAGGATGACGAAATGAATACACATTACAAAGTATATTGGGAGATCGATATTTTCGCCGACTCCCCAGAAGCTGCTGCAGAGGTAGCATTGATGGCCCAGCGCGACTCTTCCTCGACATGCACCTATTTCACAGTGTACGATGTCCGTACCGGAACTTCGATTGACGTCGACCTAAACACAAGCGGAGAATAAGATGAACGAACAAGCCAAAGCCAAAACCAAGCTCACCCGCGCCCGAGCAACGCTGATCCTCGATCAGCCGTTCTTCGGTGCGCTGGCTCTGCGCCTGCACCTCGTCGAAGACGAAAACACAAAGACCATGTCTGTGGACGGTAAGACGATCCGCTACAACCCGGACTTCGTGAACGAGTGCAGCGCTGGCCTCACCAAAGCCGTCGTCGCCCATGAGGTCATGCACTGCGTCCTTGATCATATGGGACGGCTTGCCGAACGCGACCACCGTAAATGGAATCAGGCTGCAGACTACGCCATCAATCAGATTCTGGAAGATGTCGGTTTCAGCTTCGAAGGCACCGGCCTTCTCAACCCTGCATTCAAAGGTAAATCCGCTGACGAGATTTACACACTCCTGCCGGATACCCCAGAAGGGCAGAGCGACCCACTCGACAATATGACCCCAGGCGATCCTGACCCTGCGGCCAAGGCTGAAGCTGCGCGCGACTGGAAAGTTGCCACCATCCAAGCCAAGGAAGCTGCCAAGATCATGGGCAAGCTACCACAAGAAATCGAACGCCTGATCGATGGCCTGCTGGCCGCACAGGTCGACTGGAAAGAAGTCTTGCGCCGCTTCATCAACGAACGCAGCAAGGACGACTACTCTTGGGCACGTCCGAACCGGCACATGATCGTGCATGGCGTGTACATGCCCAGCCTGTATAGCGAGAACATGGGCGACATCGTGATCGGCATCGATACATCGGGCAGCATCAGCAACAAGGTACTGGAAAAATTCAGCGCGGAGTGCGACGGAATCATCGCTGAAACGCGACCGGCGAACGTGCATGTCATCTATTGTGATGCCGCTGTAAACCGGGTACAGGTCTTCGCTCGCGGCGAGCCATTTAAACTGGAAGCATGCGGCGGAGGTGGCACGCGGTTCTCGCCCGTATTTGAAAAGGTCGAAGAACTGGGCATCCGTCCGGTGTGCCTCGTCTACTTGACGGACTTGTACGGGGATCATTCTTTTGATCCTCCTGATTATCCGACGCTCTGGTGCTGCACGACTTACAATGTTGGGGCATTCGGCGAGACCGTAAGAATAGAGATTTAAATGTGTGCCCTCGTTAAACTAACCCGTCGTCTATTGGGGTTAGACGACGGGATATTAATGACGTTGGATGGCGACGGCGACGGCTACGGCAGCGGTAGTTAAGGAGAAATATGATGAGAACTCAATTCGTACCAATAACTCCAGGAGGATCAGCCTGTGTACATCTGGCCTCGAAAACGGAGGTCGAGGCGTGGAAGAAACTGCTGAAAGATGCGGCGCACATGCCATACAAAACCAAAGAGAATTTCCAGAAGCGTGGATATACCGTTGAAGAATGGCCGGAGTAGATAAAATGAAAGTCAAAGAACTGATCTTGCGCTTGCAAGCCTGCGATCCTGAATTGATAGTCGTCGTAGACGGCTACGAAGGGGGCGTGACCGAAGTGCAGAACATTGTAGATCGCAAGCCCCTCAAACTGAACGTCAACGAAGATTGGTGGTATGGCGAGCACGAGATCGATAGCGCCGACCATGACTGCTTTGCAGTTTATATTTCAAGGGGCTAGATAATGGGCTACCGTTCAGATGTCGCATACGTGATCGCCGGCAAGAAGGAAGCCATCATTGCCTTCCTGCTGGTGTGCAAAATGGATCACCCTGAGGTCAACCTCGCTATCGACGAATGTACAATCGGAAGACTGGAGAAAGGCGTGCTTTTCATCGGGTTCTGCGCCAGCGATGTGAAGTGGTGTCCTAATTACGAAGACGTTAAATGTCATGACGTTCTTTGGAGTCTCGCCCAAGACCAAGAAACCTTGGAAGGTCAAAAGTGCATTATCGGAGAAGACGACAACGACATCACCAATGATAATTTTGGGGGATGGTGAGTTTGAGCTTTGGAGCCGTTTATCGATTAGTCGTAGCCTCAACATTGATCTGAATCTTGGAAAAGAGCATGATATACGGGAGACAGCATGAGCGGAATTAAGGAGCAAATGGAAGTGGCGTATGCTCTATCAGATTGCATACTCGCCGAAGTCGAACAAACCGAGTTCACATTCGATGAACTTTCCGAACGCGCCAAGGAAAAGGTGCGCGGTAGGTACCGCGAAACCCAGCTCGACTATGAATGGTGGGAGTATGTATATGAGGACGCTGTAACGCTCGGCGCATTAATCGGTATTGAGGTCGGGACAAATAGATCAGCTCCGAAGAACGGAAAATCCTACACTGAACCAGACATCAGTTTCTCTGGCTTCTGCAATCAAGGTGACGGCTGCTGCTACTCCGGCACTCTCCACATTGATCAACTGCAAGGATGCGAGGCTAAGGTCAAGGCAGAATGCAGTGACCCCCTTCTACTCAGCATAGCCAGAGATGGAGAAGCCTTGTTTCGAGACATTCTGGTCGCCCGTGTCGCTCAACGTATGCAAGGTGTGGCAAGCGAGGACGCCATGACTGAATACAGCCGTTTCAGCATCATCGGTAATAGCCGGTATTACGCCACATGCACGGATAACGACGACGAACAATTCGACCTCGATGACTACGTCTCATCATTCGCCGACTGGATTTACGGACGCCTCGAAGCCGAGCATGACTACCTAATGAGCGATGAATGTATCGACGAGTCGATCAAGCAGTATGAGACGCTTTATGACGAATTCGGCTCTGAAGTCTAAGTAAGACAATAGAAAGATAGAAGGGTATACTTAGATTCAACGCTCGACCACGGACATTGTTAGCAAGGCTTCACATGCTGAATGGCGGGTGCTACCCCGTTCGACCAACTTCTGTAAGGGTTTTTCAGCAGGTGAATTTTTTTTTTTTTTTTTTTTTTTTGTCTGGAAATCTAAGATGAGTCTAACGCAGCAGAGAGTGAGAGAGCTTTTCGATTATGACCCAGAGACCGGGGTTATGACCCGGCGCATTACGCCTTCCGCCCGCGCCAAGAAAGGCGAGATCGCCGGCTACGACGATGGTAAGGGTTATCTTCAAGTATCAATCGCCGGCAAAAAATACCGGCTCCACCGGCTCGTTTGGTTCTGGGTTCATGGTGTATGGCCAAAGAACGATGTTGACCATCGGGACCGTAACCGCTCGAACAACCGGATCAAGAATTTAATGGCTGCGACGCGTGCCGAAAACTGCCATAACGCAGGGCTTGCGGCGCATAACACCTCTGGGTTCAAAGGCGTCAGCTGGTCAAAGAACATGAACAAGTGGGAAGCCAGGATCACCCTGAATGACTGCGGAAAAGTCCTCGGGTATTTCGACACACCAGAGCAAGCTTCTGCGGCGTACCTCGCCGCCAAACCAGCATATCACCCAACGGCGCCGATATGAAAACAATCCAGATAGTCCCAATCCCTCAGTGGTCAGCCTCAAAGCTCAAGACCTTCAGTCAATGCAAGCTCCGCACTCAACTTCAGTACGGGCAAAAGATTCCTGAGCCACCACGAGAGTTGAAGCCCGGGCAAACAGAATTTCCGAATGAACGCGGCAGCCGCATCCATTTGGAGGCCGAAAACTATGCGCAAGGGCAAGGCGAGCTTACTCCGGCACTGACAAAATTCCGCCCCGAGTTCGACTCACTGAAACAGCTCTATGCGGATGGGAAAGTAGAGATCGAGCAGGAGTGGGCGTTTGATCGTCGATGGGTTCCAGTCGAGTGGCGGTCTCCTGATGCCTGGCTTCGCGCGAAGCTCGACGTGATCGTTTTTCTGTCTGAGTATGAGGCAGTAATTGCGGACCATAAGACGGGCAAAAAGTTTGGCAATGAAGTCAGCCATATGCAGCAGATGCAGATTTATCAGCTGATCGCATTCCTACGCTACCCGAAGCTCGAATTTATAACGGTAGAACTTTGGTACCTCGATCAGGACGATCTGACCCAGGCATCGTTCACTCGTGCCCAGGGGCTGCGATTTAAACCAGGCATCGAACGCCAGGCGCGAGCGCTAACCGACTGTACTGAGTTCCCTGCAAATCCCAACATTTTTACCTGCAAGTGGTGCCCCTACGGACCGACCGGCACCGGCCACTGTGAAAGGGGTGTGTGATGGGTGCATCAGACTGGGCATCAGGCACTGGCGGCTTGGCTTCCTCCGTGCGAAACCCCGGAAAAGCTAAAGCCAAGAGGGAAGAAAAGACGGGAGCGGTCATGGCTAAGAAAATCGCCAGTCAGCTCGACTATGAATCAGCGCGCCGTGCCAGCCAGAACAAGTTCTCGCCGGAAGAGATGCAGGCGGCAATTCTGAAATTCCAGGAGGCAACATGATCTACAAACCAATGGCCCATCAGAAAGTCTCCCTGAAGGCGATGGAGAAGACCGACATCGTTTTCGACATGAGTGATCCGGGATCGGGCAAGACATTCGTGCAGATCATGGCCTACGCCAAACGTCGCAAACGTGCTGGCGGCTGCGCCCTGGTCATCGCCCCGAAGTCCCTGCTACGTTCGGCATGGGAGGATGACTTTCGGAAATTCGCCCCGCAGATCATCTGCTCAGTAGCCTATGCAGAGAACCGGGATAAAGCCTTCGCTGCCGACGCCGATGTGTACATCACTAACATCGACGCGGTAACATGGCTACTGAAACAGAAGCCAGCATTCTTCAAGAAGTTTGACACTCTGATCATCGACGAGGTGAGCGCGTATAAGCACCACACCAGCGCCCGGTCCAAGGCGTTGAACAAGATCAAGAAGTATTTTCGGTACCGTTCGGCCATGTCCGGCACGCCGAACAGCAACACGATCTGCGACGTGTGGAATCCAGTACAGATTCTCGACGACGGCAAACGGCTCGGCAGGCAGTTCTTCGGCTTCCGTGCAGCGGTCTGCGCGCCGGAACAAGTCGGCCCACGTCCTGAAATGCTTAAATGGACAGACAAAGAAGGCAGCGAAGAAGTGGTGTATGGACTGATCGCCGATATCACGATCCGGCACCGCTTCGAGGACTGCATCGATATTCCGGCCACGCACAGCTACACGATGACCTACCACCTGACACCCAGGCAGAAGAAGGCATACCGCGAAATGGAGTCGACACAGATCATGTGGCTGAAGAAAGAAGCTGCGGTAACTGCGATCAACGCAGCCGCCGTCACCACAAAGCTTTTGCAAATTTCTAGCGGTGCCGTGTATGAATCGTCGGAGAAATATCACGTTGTCGATACAGGCCGATATGAGCTGATCCTTGATCTCGTCGAAGACCGCAAACACCCGCTTGTGTTCTTCCTGTGGAAACACCAGCGCGACGAACTCGTCAAACAGGCCGAGAAGCGCGGTCTGACGTACTGCGTGCTGGATGGACAGGCCACGGATAACGAGCGCACAGCAATGGTCAAGCACTATCAGGCAGGATTTTACGACGTGATGTTCGCCCACCCAAAGAGCGCAGCACATGGGCTGACGCTGACCCGTGGCAGCACTACGATCTGGGCCTCACCGACGTATGACCTGGAGCACTTCAGCCAGGGCAACAAGCGGCAGGCGCGCGCCGGCCAGAAGGACAAGACCGAGATCATCGTGATCTTGGCCGAAGGCACGATTGAAACGAAGGTCTACGCACGACTGATGGAGAAGAACACGAAAATGAGCAATTTACTGGACTTGTTTGGGGAGGCGGCATGAATCTGAGTACGCCTGAAAATGTCGAGCTACTGCAAGCAGCAGTCGAGGCAAAAGTTGCTTACTGGGACGCAATCTGCAATCTGGAACATGCGTTAAAAGTTGATGATGATCTCTCTGATCGTGCTAGTGATGCAATCCATGAATGGATTGAGTCAGCCGCCGTAAGCGGCGGAAACGATATCACAATGGACGACCTCAAAAGCGTAATCGAATTATCGGAGGTCGAATGAGCTGGTCCAACGCAGTCACCCAACCAGTGCAGGATGTCTCCGCTCGCCCAGCTATCCAGCTTGCGAAGATAGACTGGGCGCATCTCGTCGCACTTGATTTTGAATCATATTATGACGCAGATTACACCTTGTCCAAATTATCCACATCCGAATACGTCCGTGACCCGCGCTTCAAGGCGCATATGGTCGGCATCAAGATTGGGAACCGGAAAACCAAAGTCGTGCCGACAAACAAGATCGGTGCGGTTCTTAGAGCTATTGACTGGAAACGACATGATCTCCTTTGCCACAATACTGCCTTCGACGGCTTTATCCTTAGTCATCATTTTGGTGTTGTACCTCGTGTTTATCACGACACGTTATCAATGGCTCGCGGTCTCCACAGCAACGATATTGGTGCTTCTCTCGACGAAGTTGCTGGTTACTATGGAGTTGGGAACAAAATCGCCGACGTACTCGAACAGACCAAAGGCGTCCGAGACTTGCCCAAGCCCCTCTACAACGCCTGCGCGGAATACTGCGCTCAGGACGTTGAACTATGTCTGTCCGTCTTCAAGCGCATGCTGGAAGTCTACCCAGCCAGGGAGATTGACCTGATCGACATGACGATCCGCATGTTCTGCGATCCGGTCTTGAAAGTTGACATCCCCCGCGTCGAAAAGGAATTGGCGCGGGAGTTGAAAGAGCGGGAAGACCTGCTGCTCTCCGTCGATGTCAGTAACGTCCCAGACAAGGAACTGAAACTCGCCGAGCGCTCGCTGCCGGATCACGACAAACGGCTACTCAAAGCCAAGAAAATCATAGGGAGCAATGAAAGATATGCTGATCTTCTCCGTGCGGAAAACATCGAGCCGCCTACGAAAATCTCACCCGCATGGATTAAAAAACCAAAGGAGGAGCGTACTGACGAGGGTAAATATGCGTATGCGTTCGCCAAAGACGACCAGGATTTTATCGAGCTACCGGGTCGGACAGAAACATGGTCTGGTGATCTGGACCTTAACAAAAAAGCGGACATTCAAAAGCTCGCTGCGCGTCAAACACGTATTCAACAACTTGTCGACGTTCGGATCGCAGTTAAATCCACCACGAATATCACGCGCGCCGAACGGTTTTTGAAGGCCGGTGCAGACGGCATGCCGCTGCCGGTTGGGTATGCCTACTACCGTGCGCATACAGGCAGATTCGGCGGCAACAACAAAATGAATATGCAGAACCTCAAGCGCGGCGGTGAGTTGCGGCTGTCGATTCTCGCGCCGCAGGGCCACCAGATAATTGTTGGTGATGCTGGGCAGATCGAGTGCCGCGTTAATGGTTGGCTCTGGGGTCAAGACGATCTGATGGAGTCCTTTCGCCAAGCAGATGCAGGTGTTGGCCGTGACGCGTACTGCAACTTCGCCGATTTCGTTTATGGCCGTGAAATCACCAAGGCAGACAAGATGGAACGGTTCGTCGGTAAGGTCTGCATTCTTGGCCTCGGCTTCCAAATGGGCGCTCCCAAGTTCCAGATCACACTCGCCAAGGGTGCGCTCGGTGGCCCTCCGGTGTTCTTCGATCTCGACCGCTGCAAAGCCATTGTCAATACTTACCGGCGCAAGAACCACAAGATCGTCAACGGCTGGGCGTTCTGCACACGCATCATTGAAGACATGGCTGCTGGACGGACTGGCTCATATAAGTGCCTGCACTGGGAGAAAGAGCGCATCTGGCTCCCGAATGGGATGTGCTTGAAATACCCAGACCTGAAAAAAAGCATGGGCGACATGGGCTGGGAGGAATGGTCGTACCAGTCCAAGCTCGCCCGCAAGAAGATATATGCAGGCCTGCTCGATGAGAATATTGTCCAGGCGCTTGCCCGCATCATCGTCATGGATCAAATGGTGGAGATCGGCCAGAAACGTCGTGTCGTTATGACAACCCACGACGAGATCGCCATTATCGCCCGCACACGTTCCGCCCCAGTCGCATACCGCGAACTGGACAAGATCATGCGTACACCGCCCTGGTGGTGCGCCGATCTGCCGATGATGTCCGAGGGTGGCTTCGCCTTCAACTACAGCAAATAAGGAGAAAGACAATGGGATACCGCTGCGCCCGACCGGGCAGAATGACCTACGCCTCTTGCGAGGCAGCACTAAAGACGGCGCGCAATCGCAGCAACGGCAAACCGATAGCAGGTAATCTGCGCATCTTCGAGCGCCATAACCATCTGGCAGTGCAATATTACAGCACCGACATCGTTCGATACTACTCGGATGGGTCGATTGAAATCAGTACCAGCCACACCCAGTACTGCACTCTTGACAAGATCGGCAGGCTGACCGGCAAGTGGGTCGGCACAAGAGCTTTGCCGCTATTCAATAAGCGCAAGCCCGACCCAGAAAAGCTCCATGCTGTCGATGGTGTGGTATTCAGCGGGGTGAACGGCTATCTGCGCTTCGGCCCTGATGGTAAGGTCGATACCGCGTCTGTACGCGGGCAGAATATCGCGATCATCACGAACTCCGCAGCGATCCGCGCAGCCCGCAAGAAGGCCAAGACGATCTGCGACCAGTTGGTACTACGCAATAAGCTGGGCGTAACCGGCAGACACTCGCTCTCATTTCAATGGCTCCAGTACAACCTGGATACCCCGCTCGACCGGATCAACTATGACGTGTATTCCGACGCTCCGCACGCCGTGTATGACAGAGCATCACCTCACTGGTTCGCCGGTCGTATCGGCGCGTCAGAAACAATTCAATTCAAGGAGTTTGCATGACCCTCAAAATCGAATGCGCCGAACACTTCGCCGCAGTAATGGATTTCGCTGTCAACCAGGGATGTCTACTGAAGTTGGCAGAACGGCTTGACTACCTAGCTCGTTACGGGGAAGGCAACAATGTCTGCCACTTGCACAAAGACTTCGCTCCGAACAGCTTCGGGTTCGTGATGATGCGCCCAGACGGTTCGCGCTGGTTCAATGGCGGACTGATCTATTCCGGCCCAGGCCAACCGCTTGACGGCTCCGGTCCAGCGTTGACTGTGGGGATTGGAATCGACTCGTCAAAGCACGGATGGAGCATACATACGTGATGTTTTTTCGCACGCCGCGTTCTATTTATTTTTATAGATCGTAATATAATCTTGCACGTATCTAATTATTGGGAGTAATATTCATGAATGCCGCAACCATCACACCGATCAGCAAAGCCAAGCCAATGACACTCGGTAAAACCATCGACACCCTATGGGAACTGCGCGAAAAGAAGCGCATGAAGGAAGCCGAGATCAAGGAAATCGAGGGGCTTATTGCCGCCTCGGAATCTAATCTGTTAGATAGACTGGATGCCGAGGATTCGAAGAAGGCTGAAGGCAAGTGCGCTTCCGCCAGCATCACGGAGTCCGTCACTTTCAACATCGCGGATTTCGACGCTTTCGCCAAGTACGTGGCGAAAACCAAGTTTTTCCACCTGTTTCAACGCCGTGTGAGCGTCACGGCGGCTCGTGAAATTTTCGAGCAGAAAGGGCAGGTTCCCGGCCTCGTCCCGTTCACCGCCCGCAAGATCAACCTGCGTTCCCTCTCCAAATAGAAAGTAAATCATGGCAACCAAAAAGCCCGCAGCACCAGCAAAAACAGGAACCGCAGTCGCGGTCAAAAAAGCCGGCAACATCGTCGATATCCGCGCACTGCTGGCGAAAGAAATCGAAGGCCTCGCTTCCCGCGTCGGTACCCCCGGTGGTGACAGCATCAAGGTCACGCAGGACAAGAAATTCGAGTTCCCCGACGGCACCAAGTCCACAGGCCCGATCAAGCTGGTGATTGTCGATTTCGTCAGCGTCAACAAGTTCTATGAAGGCGCATACGACCCGAACGCCATCGTGCCGCCAGCCTGCTTCGCTATCGGTCAAAACCCGACTCAACTGGTACCCAGCAAGAACAGCCCGGTCGCTCAGTGCTCGTCCTGCTCGGCGTGCGCGATGAATCAGTTCGGCTCTGCTGGTGCTGGCAAGGCATGCAAGAACAGCCGCGTGCTGGCCGTGCTACCTCCTGGTGCTGTTGAAGACACCCCACTCTGGATACTGAATGTCTCACCGACTGCATTGAAGTCGTTCGACGCCTATGTCACCAGCGTGGCACGCTCGTTCCAGCTACCGCCAGTCAGTGTTGTCACTGAAGTGTCATTCGACGACAGCGTGACCTACGCGTCGCTGCGCTTCGGCAATCCTGAACCGAACGAAAACCTCGTCGTCTGTTTCGGGCGCAAGGAAGAAGCGATGGCGCGGTTGTTGACCGAGCCGGATGTGTCCCAGTACGATGCACCTGCCCCGCCGAAGAAAGCAGTGTCCCCAGGCCGGCGCAAGTAATTAACAATCGTTCACAGTTTCTACCATGTTTATGGGATACCGCACTCTAGTCAGCCCCTGATAGAGTGCGAGCCATAAAAAAAAAAAAAAAAAACAATATCTAAAATGACAAAACCCCGCGAGTGGTTCATCAACCAAGCACTCCTATCTGTTTCCAGTCTCAATGCGATATTGCCTGAGCTGACTGCAGTAGAGATCGATGCCTGTCTCGATCTCGAATCCCAATCTACTCGGCGCAAGTCGATAGTAGTCCGACTCATCGCACGGGCTGTCAAGCTCAATGCAGCTGAGTTCGCTTTAAAACTGCAGTCCAAGTATGCCGCGTCCCTTTAGGCCGGCAAAGTAAACGCGCATCCCGCGCAAAGTAGTTCACAACAGGAAGAAAATCATGGCACGTACTCAATCAAAAATCTTGTCCCAAACCGAAATCAAGGCCGTCAACACTGCTGCCGCCACCAAGCTGAAAGAAGCCAAAGCGGCGCAAAAGGCTGCGCGGGATGCAGTCGGGGCTGCGCTGAAGGCGCGTGACGCCACCGTTGCCGCTGCTCACAAGGAGTATACAGCGTTTCTCAAGGCGCACACGAAGGAGGCTGAGGCCGCTACCGCTGCGTACAACAAGAACGTGGCTGGTTTCGTCAAGGCGCACAACGTAGCGTCGAAGGACTTGCTCAAGGCCGCAGCAGCCGCTGACAAGGCTGTGGCTGTCGCTGAGAAGGCAATGCCTCCAAAACCAGCAGCGAACGACGCGCAACGCCAAGCAGCAGCGTAATACCGCAGCACCGTAGTACCACCCCGACCTCTGGCGTCGGGGGAATGGACAACTAAATGGATGTAGGCATGATTAAGATGAACTATCCGGCCATCATGATTGACCTTGAAACTTTAGGCACTCGTGCTGACGCTGTAATCATTAGCATCGGAGCGGTCAAGTTCGACCCAAACTCCGACGCTCACGACAATAACGGGTTCTACTCGTCAGTGTCGGTTGACAGTAATACCGAAGCAGGCCGCCATATCAGCGAAGCGACGTTAAACTGGTGGATGGAACAACCTCTTGACGCACGCGCGGTGTTTCAAGAGCCAAAAAACACGCTGGCTTCTGCCCTCGATAATTTCGTGGACTGGATTGGCCCCGGCAAGTATCAGATGTGGAGCAACGGGTCGGACTTCGACATCCCGATGATCGGCCACGCACTTGTGACGCACGGCAAGGAAATACCGTGGGACTTCTGGGACAACCGCTGCTTCCGCACCATCAAGAACTTACCGATGTGTAAAAACGCACCGAAGGTTCTCAACCCAGGCAAACACAACGCACTGTCGGACGCGCTCACGCAGGCGAAACAACTCCAGCAGTATTTTAAAATCATTTACGGAAGGAAAGCAGCATGAGGCTTTATCAGACGACAGGAGAAAACGGCGAGGTTGTATCCCACTGGTCCGGCGCGCAGGCCGACTCCAGCAAAGACCGCGTGGTACTGAAGAAAGCGGGTTGCGGCAGAATCGAAACCCACGAGTATGATATCCCGACCGACAAGGTCGGCTTGTTGAAGTGGCTGAATGACAACAAGGTGGTCGTGTGAACATTGACGACACCCTCGCTGAACGTGGCAAGCGGTACGGCATGTTCGTTGAACATGCCGCCATCGCGCAGAACATTCAAGATGTGATGCGAGTAGTTCCTGGCTGGGGCCGGTTGGCCTCAGACCAGAAGCAGGCGCTGACCGTCATTGCTGACAAGATCGCCAGGATGTTGAACGGTGATCCGGACTGGATCGATAACTGGCACGATGTGATCGGGTACGCGAAGCTGGTCGAGACTCGCATGCTTGCCGATCAGGCACCGAAAGAACCGTTGAAGGTAGCGCGTGGCAAGTAAGCCCGAAACCACCTTTTATACAGGTGTCCATAAATACCTCCCGACTTGGCTGTACAAGGTAAAAATGTACAATCCATTTGTCGGGGGGGA